ACATGATCGACCAATAGCCGCGATGAACAACCGCAGCAAACGAAGGGGCAATAGATGAGCGGTTTCGGCGTCGATCGCGGCAGCGCGGCCTCTCAGTCGGCCGATCCCGGCTCGACTATCGCGGAGGCGTTGATCGACGCGAAGGGCGACCTGATCGTCGGCACTGCGGCGAATGCGGCAGGGCGCTTGGCGGTGGGGGCGAACGAGACGCGGCTCGTCGCGGATTCCACCCAAGAGACCGGCGCGAAGTGGGTCGCCGACACGACGAACTACGCGATAGCGGCGAAGGGCAATTTGCTGGTCGGTACGGCTGCGGATACGGTCGCGGCTCTCACTGTTGGCGACAACGGCACGCTGCTGACCGCGGACTCGACTCAAGCGAGTGGTACGCGCTGGGCGGCGCCGGAGGAGGTTCTCGGCCTCGAGTCAGCAGCCTTCGAGCCCACGACGACGTTCTGGTCGACGGGAGATGTGAAGCTGACAATCAAGACTACCGCGGATAGCGGCTGGGTCTTGATGAACGACACGACGATCGGCAATGCCGCGAGCGGCGCGTCGGGCCGGGCGAATGCCGATACCGCAGACCTTTTCACCCTGCTGTGGACGAACACGGCGGATGCGCAGTGCGCGGTCAGCACCGGGCGTGGCGTGAGCGCTGCGGCGGACTACGCGGCCAACAAAACGATTGCCCTGCCGAAGGCGTTGGGCCGGGCATTGGCGACGTATGGCGCCGGTTCCGGCCTGACGAACCGGGCGCTCGCGCTCCCTACCGGCGTAGAGACGCATGTCCTGTCAATCGCCGAGATGCCGAGCCACGACCACCCTGGCAGCGCGGCTTACGGCACCGCCGGCGGCGCATCGGCTTCCATCTTATTCGCGACGAACAATTTGTCAGCAGGATACGTACAAACCCAAGGCGGCGACACGGCGCACCCGAACATGCAGCCGACTCTGTTCCTCAACACGATGATAAAGCTGTAGCCCCGGGCAATGGCTTCTTTCCTCGACACCGAGCTGGTCAAGTGGGCGGGAGTCCTTGTGGCCGCGCCAGTGGCGTATGTCTGGAAGCGGGCGCTGGGCGCCGTCCAGAAGGAAGAATTGATGGCCGCTATCGCGGCGATCGGCAAGCGCCACGAGGATCACGTAGAGCAGGATCGTCAGCGGTTCGCGGGCATCTTCGCGCGACTCGAGCGCGTCGGGGATTCGACCTCCCGCATCGAGGGCTACATTCAGGCCCAGGCCGAGCAGCGGAGCAAATAGATGACAACCTACGGACAGACATACCTGCAGCTCGTCAACATCGTGCTGGCGCGCATGCGCGAGGCGTCGGTCGCGACCGTTGCCGAGAACACGTATTCGACGTTCCTCAGTAAACTGGTGAACCAGGTGAAGTCCGAGATGGAGCAGGCGTTCTACTGGAACGCGCTGCGCGACACATACTCGGTGAACACTGTCACCGACACCACGTCGTATACTTTCACGGGCGCCGGCCCGGAGGCGATCGTCCTCAACGGGTGGGACACGACCTCGCCGAGCATGCTTCGGCGCGGTACGAACGCGCAGTTCAATGCCTGGTTCTTCGGCGTTCCGGCGGCAAGCATTCAGAGCGGCCCCCCGCGCTACTTCATCCCAGCCGGTGTTTCCGCCGACTACGATTTGAAGATCGACGTGTGGCCGAAGCCGGACGGAGTGTACGCCCTGGCCTTCAACGTCTACAAGACGCAGCCGGATTTGTCGGCGGGGACGGACGTTACGCTGGTGCCGCAGAGCGTGCTGGTCGAGGAAGTCATTGCCCGGGCAATGGTTGAGCGCGGCGACGAGATGGCGCCGAAGCCCCAACCGGGCGAGACGTTCATCATGCGAGACCTTCTTGCAATCGCGATTTCGCGCGAAGCGGGTCACGATGATGACGAGATGGACTGGGTGTCGGAATAATGGGCCAGATCAAGGGCATCTCGTTTCCGAAGCCTGGGCAGTACGGAATCTCGACGCAAGACACCATTGCGGCGAACGATACCCCGAAGCTGCTCGGATCGGAGGCGTCGAATTTCGTCATCGATGCGACAGGCAAGCTCTGCAGCCGCGAGGAGTTCGTCAAGCAAACCCCCAGCTTTTCCGGCACGATTCACCAGATTTTCAACCATCGGAACAACGACGGCACGGATACTCTTCTGAGCGCAGCGGCGGGCATCCTTTACAGCGGAATCGTGACGCTCACCTCGCGCTTCGACTACCGTGCGGGCTCGCAGGTCGTCGATGTCGGTGGTGCAAAAGCGGGTGCCACTGCAACCGGCCTCGCGAACGACGGGACGAGCTATACATACCAGATCGCGGTGGACGGCGGCGGCGCGCAAACGATCAATGTTACCGGCTCGGCGGCGCAGACATATACGACGCTCCTCAACGAGATCAACAACGACATAGGTGGCGGATCGGTGTCGCTGGTTGGCGGCAACCTGAAATTCGTCAGTGCGACGACCGGCGCGTCAAGCAGCATCAGCCTCGCCTCCGGCGGGGGCGGCACGAACTTGTTCACCACGCTCACGAACTTCGTTGCCGTTCGCACCGCAGCCGCGGGCACGGCGGGGCAGGAGGACTGGCAGTTCGCCTCCCTCACCGGCAAAATCTACGCCGCGCAGGCCGGGCAGGCGTTTACCTGCCTGAACGAGTCGACGTTTGCTGTAGAATCAGTAGTAGGGCAGCCGTGGACCTCCAGCCCGAACGTGGTGATCGCCGCCGATGGCCGCCTCTGGGTCGCTGACGACGCCGCCGGCGGCAACTCCTACACCGTGTGGTGGTCGAACCTGCTGGTCGGCACGGCGCTGAACTCCGGCGATGCCGGGAGCCTCGATGTGCGGAACGTGTGGCCCAACGGCCAGGACACGATCGTCGCGCTGGCCTTCATGTCGGGGCGCCTCGTGATCCTCGGGCGCCGCTCGCTCCTGCTCTACACGCTTCCCGCGGACCATGATCCGGCGACGATGGAGTTGACCGACGTCATCGGCAACCTCGGCTGCGCGGCGCGCGACAGCGTCGTGATCGCGAATGGCGACCTGTACTTCCTGTCGGACGACGGCATCTACAAGATTCCGAAGCTCGCGCAGACGATCTCGCTGCTGCCCGTGCCGGTGAAGATCAGCAAAATGATGGCCGACGACGTGCTTACCACGTACGCCAGCGAGACGATGACGCGGGTGCGTGGCGGCTACTACCCGAAGCAGCGCTGGTACGTGCTGAACGCGCCGACGGCGAACAAGGTGTACTGTTTCCACGTCGACCGGGTGCTGCCCGACCCGGTCGCCGTCCCGGCGGTGACAACCTGGACGAACACTGGAAACCCGTTCCGCGCCTTCGCGGTCGACAAGGCGGGCAACTGGTACACCGGGATGGTGGACGGCATCGGCAAGTACACCGGGTACACCTCCGACGGAGGCGACAGCACCTACACTGCGGACTGGTACTCGCTGTGGGATGACTTCCAAGACGAGACGCGCCTGAAACACCTGAAGAGTTTCGCGGCGACGCTCGAGGCGACGTCCGATCAAACCGGGACGTTCAAGTGGAAGACCGACTACGGCGCCACCGTGAACTCGGTAGCGTTTACCTGCTCCGCCGGCGAGTTCGGGAACGGCATCGGGACGATCTCCGGCGCGATCGGGCGGTCCTGCCAAGTCGGGATGTTCGGCTTCTCTTTCCCGGTGAGCGGCACCAAGATCACGCTGAACGCGCTGCGCGTCTTCGCGCAGCCGGGCGCCACGAAGATCCGATAGAGGGTTGCAGCAATGGCATACGATCCGAGAACCGGCATTACGACCTACGGCCAGCAGGACCCGGCCGCCTATCCGGGTGTGGATCTGGCGGTCGAGACCGCGCCGTCTACGGAGACGAGTTTCGCCCCGGGGCCTGCGTGGACTTTGCCGACTGGGCCGATGTCGGCGACCGAGTATCTCGCCCAGCAGCCGGACGTCATCGACTGGGACAACTACGCCCAGTGGGCGCAGAACGCCCCGACTGCAGGCTGGGCCCGGGAAGACTACGGCCTGTGGAACACCCAAGGGCCGCTCAAGGGTGGCTCGCCCAATGCGTCGCTGACCGGCATGCTCTCCCAGATGGGATTGCCTGGGGAAGGATGGACGGGCTCCGGTGAGGCCGCGCAGTACGGCGCCCCCGGCCCCACGAAAGAGGGGTTGCTGTACGGAGGTGTCGGCTACGCCAAGGATGCCATCGAGCAAACGCTTCAACAGATTTCGGCGGCGGCTGGGCTACCTGCGAATTTCGACTGGGACAAGTACTTGCGTCTCGCCGCGCAGCAGCAATACAACGAGTTCGGATCACTTCCGCGCGGCCCCGACAGCAATCCGATACGGGTCATCCAGTACGCGCTGACCAATGCCGCCTCAAGCAATCCGCAGTTGGCCGGGTATCTCCCCTTGGTTTCCCCGGGCAGCGAGCTGTGGAGCAAGGGCGAGCAGGCACGGCAGGCCCGCGCGGATGCTGATGACGCAGCCCAGCGCAACTACTACTCCGGGCTGCTCTCGGTGCTCTCCGGGCCGTTCGCGGCTTGGGCGGGACCGGCCATCAGCAGCGCGATCAGCAGCGTAGGAGCCGGGGGCGGGGCAGCGGCAGCAGGAAGCGCAGGCGCCGCCAGTAGCGGCAGTGCGGCGGCGGGTAGCGGCGCGGCAGGAGCAGGGGCCGCCGGCAGCGGCATGCTATCCAATGTCCTAGCAGCGGGGCTTACGAGCGGGATCACGAGCGCGGCACAGGGCGGCGATCCAATCAAGGGCGCGGCGATGGGCGCTCTCAGCAGCGGTTTGACGAACTATGCGGGGCCTGCGATCGAATCGGGCCTGCAGAGCATCTTCGGCACCTTTGATCCGAACATCAACTTTGCAGACGCGATGGAAGGAACGAAGCGCGCGGGCGGGATGCTCGGCGACGCGAATGTGGGCGGCGGGGCCGAGGGCTTCGACTCGTTCTTCGGTGACTCGTTCCCCCAAGTTCTTTCCGCGGCCCCCGCGGAAGGCCCGCTGATCGGGCTGTCGCCGACCGCGAGCCAGGTGCCGGGGATGCCGGTCGAGGGAGCGTGGCGCGGGATGCTTGGGGTCAGTTCCGACCCGATCACAGGAACACCCTTCGACCCGACGACAGGCCTGGCGACGGGCAGCGCGGTCCCTCCGCAGTTCGAGGGCACGATGCAGTCGCTGCTGGACGCCTATGGCCTGCCTTCCCCGTCGACTGGCGGGCAACCGCAATTCGACCTGCAGCAGCAACCGCCGCCGGAACCCGAGCAGCCGACGGATGCCGCGCCCGCGCAGGCGGAGAAAAAGCTGTCAATGCTGGACAAAGCGGCGCAGATCGCGAAAATCGGCGCCGTCCTTTCCAAACTGAACGCGGGGAATGACGTTCCGGAGGATGCGCCGCAGCGCGCGCAGGACCAAAGCGATGCGGACTACTCGCAGGCCCTGGCGGGCTACATCCAGGTCGACGCGCAGGCGCTCGCCGACATGGGTCTCGTGCCCGGCACGCCGGAGTACTACGACTACCTGATGTCGCAGCTTGATCTGACGGTGGCTGATATGACGAAAGGGATCAACGTCGACGCGGCGGATCTCGAGCAGCAACTGCGTGGCAAGACGCGCGAGGAACTCACTGCTCTGCGGCGCGCGATCTTCGTGCGCGGCCAGCTCGATCAGCTCATGGGCTCGGGTGCCTACACTGATCCCTTCACCGGCAAGGCGGAAAACGTCATCACAAATGGGCGGCAGGTACAGCCCGGTGTTGCGGCCTACCACCGGGGCCTTGGGCGCACGATCGAGGATTTCGCGCGTCTCACGCCGATTGATCGCAAGCAGGCGATCGGCGGCTTCCTTGGGCGCGACGCGGACATCTACGGCATGCAGGCGCGGTCCGACGCGCAGGCCGAACAGGCCGCACAAGCGCAGGCGTTCATCGAGGATCTGAAGCGCCGCAAAGGCATGTTCAGCCAGTCTCAGCAATGGCAGTAAAAAGGAAATCACATGACAACTCTTGACGAATTCTGGGGCAAGGCAGGTCCGGGGCTTCTCGACTTGGGCGCCGGACTCTACAACAAGAACCGCGCGCAGAAAGAGGCCGCGCAACGCCTCGCCGCCGCGCAGGGCCCGCTTTATGGTCAGGCGATGGGCGGCGCGGGCGCGACGCTCGCGGAAGCCGGGGGCTTCAATCCGGATGCGCTCGCCGCGAATCGGTTCTCCACGCAGGAGTCGATGCTCAAGCCGGTGCAGGACAAGCAGCTCGCTGATCTGCAGCGCATCCTCTACTCGAAGGGCATGCTCGGCACCTCGAACTACAATCCGGGCGTCGAGGGCATCACGCCTGACGGCACCCCGATGAACCCGCAGATGGCGGCCTTCTTCGCCGCACAGAACGCCGATCGCGCGAAGCGCTCGCAAGCGTCGCTGCAGGAGGGCCAGGGCTACGCCAACAACCTAGTGAACCGCGCGGGCGGCCTGCAGCAGCTCGCCGGCGGCGCGCAGGGCACCGGGATCATCGCGCAGGGCACGCAGCCCTCCCGGGCGACCGGCAACGCCGAGATGCTCAAAGGGGCTATCGGAATGTTCTCGAAGAATCCTGGCATCCTCAAGGACCTCTGGGGCCTTGGCTCCGGCTTGTTCAAGGGCGGCATGGACTGGCTGAGCCCGCCGGCGCCGTCGTTTGATTTCGGCTTCGATTCCGGCATGCGCTGGTAAGGAACCCACCAATGGCCCAAGGCATGCTTTCAGAACTTTTCAAGATTCCGGGGATCGATCCGGCGGCCCAGCAGGAAGACGAACGCCTGCGGTCGCTCGCCAAGATGAACCCCTTCGACGCGGCCGCGTACACCGCCTATAGCGGCGGGGCGCAAGCCGGTCAAGGGATTGGTAAGATCGCCGCTGGGCTGACGGGGCGCGATGTCCGCACCCCGATGGGAAAGCGCACCGATGCGATCGAGGCGGCGAAAGCGCAGGTCTCGCGGATGGGTTTCGATCCGGAAGACCCGAAGTCGGTCGATGCGTTCTACAAGCAAGTCGTCCAGATCCTGCAGAAGCAGGGACTCGCGGGCGAGGCGCTCGATGTCGCTCGGGAGTGGCACAAGCAAAAGGCGGAGGACGAGAAAGCGAGGCTTGAGAACAAAAAGATCGAAGCCACGACGGCTACTGCGGCGGAGAAGCAGGCCGCCTTGGAGGAACGCAACAGAATCCTCAAGGAAAAGAACCTGCCGGAGCTGGAGCGCATGATTAAAGTTGTCGAAGGATTCGACCCGATTCTGCAGGCGCCCCAGCGCAAGATGCGTATGGAGGCGCTGAACGCGATGCTGGAGAGCAAGAAAAAAGGCATCGTACTGGAAGACGCCGGCGACCGCGTCGTTGTGCGGCAGCGGGTGGGCGGCGCGATTGTCGCTACGGATGAGAAGGGCGCCGCGCCCTTGAGCGCGAAAGACGCGGCGAAGGAAGACAAGGCGGAGAAGGGCGCCGAGAACGCCTATCGCAGCGCGATGGCGAAAGCGCAGTCCGACTATGATGCGGCGGTACGCCTTTACAACCATTCGGGCGTTTCGGGGATCACGGGGCGCATCAACCGCCTCGTCGGCGAGCCCGGAGTAGCGGGGCAATCCGCGACCACGATCGCCGGTGCCGAGGCGCGCGCCGCGCTCGATCTGTGGCATCAGGTGGTCGGCGCGACGTTCCTCGCCGGCTTGAACGAACTGAAGGCCGCTTCTCCGGTCGGGTCGACGGGTTTGGGGCAGACCAGCAACATCGAGGGTGAAAAAGTGCAAAGCGCGAAAGCCGCGCTGCGGCGCGAGCAAGACGCCCCCGACTTCCGCCTGAACCTGAAAGTCTATCTCCAGGCGCTCGAGGGCGCCGCGAAGCGCCTCGGCGCGGCGGCGACGGCCGACGGCATCACGCCGGTTGCGCTTGTGGCCCGCCCCCTCACCGGGCCCGCGGGAGCCTCCCCGCGCCCGGTGGCAGCCGTTCCAGCCCCTGCCCCGGCGGCCGCGCCCAGCGGAGACACCGTGAAGGTGAAACTGCCCGACGGGCGCACCGGCTTTGTCCCGAAAGCCAATCTCGCTGCAGCGAAAGCCGCAGGCGCCGTGGAGATGAAATAGCATGGCCGATCCGTTTTCGAGTCTGGGTTTCGTCGAGGAGAAGCCGGCCGTTGCCGCCGCTGGTGGCTTCGACGCGCTCGGCTTTCAGCCCGATACCGCGGGCGCATCGCAGGCGGAGGTGCGTGCGGCAGATACGTCCGCCGCTCCGCTGTCCCCAATGGCGGCATTCGCCGTTCGCGAACAGGCGTTCGAGAACGCGATGAAGCGCTTCACCAGCGAGACGGGCGGCGGACTCAAACCCGGCCAGACCATCCTGCAGGCAGTAACGGAGTGGTCCGGCGTCCCCAACCCCGCGCCTGATCGCAGCATGGCGGAGATAGAGGAACTGGCGCAGGGGGGCAAGTTGCAGTACGGGAACAGCGTTCCCTACGCGGCCGCGAAGACCCTCGCATCGATGGGTGGATACGCCTACGGCGGTCCGTTTGCCGCATCCAGCGCCGAAGCTCTCGTGCGCTACGTGGCGCTTGGTTCGAACCTGCGGAAGGCGCTCGACGCTGGCGCGATCACCGATGAGCGCGCAGCGGAGGTCCTTGCAAAGGAGATGGCCACCGGCTTCGCCGAAGACCTGACGTGGAATACCGCCGTACCGCTGCTCGGCCAGCTTCTGAAGCAAGTGCCTGGGCTGCGTGGCGTCATCGCGAAGGTCGCCGGGAAACTGAACCTGAATCCCGGTGCCGCGCCGGATGCGGACCTCGTCGCGCAGCGGGCGGCGAAGGTTGCCGCGCGCGTGAAAGACGCCCAGACGCCGCCAGCAAAGCAGGCGGTCGAGGAGTTGAGCGCCCGCATCTCGCCCCAAGTGCTGACGCCCGGCCAGGTGGCGGGCAAGGCGAGCCTCGCCGAGCAGACCGCGCGCATCTCCGGCGAAGAAAAATTCGCTGCCCAGCACGAGGCAGTGAAGGGGGCCGCCGAGGGAATGCGCGGGGCAGTCATGGCGCCGGCGGGTCAGCCGACACGCGAGGCGATCGGCACCACGATCCAGAATCTCGCCGAGGAATCCCAGAAGGCGATGAAACAGCGCCTGCGGCCCGTGTTCAAGGCCGCCGATGCAAGCGGCGTGAAGGTCGATTTCAGCGATGTCCTCAACCGTGCGAAAGCGGCGCTCGCGGCAGATGCCGCAATCCCGGGCGGGCGGCTCGCGGCACCGGAACGCGCCGCACTATCAGAATTGGTCGACGATCTGGGCAAGCTCGCCGCGCCGGCGAAACCCGCAGGCGCGGTCTCCTCTGGCCTCATGGACGCGAGCGGCAAACCGATCATGAAGCCGACCCCGGCGGTCGCGGGCACCCCGCCGATCGTGGGCGCCGAGCAGGCGCTCGACTTCATCAGCCGCCAGAAAGAGAAGCTGCGCGCGACCACCGCCGACTGGAAGCCCTCGGCGTTCTACGAGACGATCGTCGGCGGCATGACAAGGTCGGCTGATGATGCGTTCGAGACCGCCGCGAAAGCATCCGGTGGGCAAGCCGGAGCCGATCTGGTCGACATGCTGCGCAGCGCGCAAGGCCAGTACCGTGACATGATGTCGACGGTCTACGACGACGCGGTCAAGCAGGCGCTCAAGAAGAACCCAGAGGATGTCGGGCGCCTGTTCTGGCAGCGCGGGAACGTCTCGGAGCCACAGCAACTCCAGCGCCTGCTCGCGCTCGCACGGCGCGAAGGAAAGCTGACTGCCGAAGAGTCCAAAGGTCTCACGCAAGCAATGACCCGCGGGTTCCTGCAGGAAGCCGTACCTAACGTCGAGGCGGCCGCCAAGTGGAGCACTATGCTCCGTGAGAAGCCGGGTCTGCGCGATACGTGGAAAGTACTCACCTCGGCACCCGGCGGCGCGGAGCTACGCGGCGCGATGGAAGTGCTGGAGGAAGCGGCGAAGATCGCGCAGCCGGGAACCTCGGATTTGGTTGGGCAACTCGGTATGATGGCGATTCCGTTTCGCCGTGCGGCAGGTCTCGGCCTCGGTGTCAGTTGGGTGACAGGAGTTATCAGTCCCGGCATGCTTGCCGTCGGTCTTTCCGTGGACGCGGTCACGCGCCTGATGGCTACCGCCTACACGCAAGGCAACAAGGGCATCCTGAACATGGTCATGCGGACGCTGCGCGCCAATAATGCCGGCACCGCTGCGGGCATTCAAGCTATGCGGGCGGCGCTCCCGGTGCTCGAGGCGTATGCGGCCGAGCAGGGTATCACAGATTTGTTCGTGTCAGCGTCATCGGAGGGGCGGGCCTCGGAGCCGGACCCGTTGTCGGCTGCCGCTCGCGCAGTACCTCAGTAACCAGGATTCTGATGACCCGCGAGAACTCCGGCTCCGGCATGCTGCCGTACTTCGTCCCGCCGCCCCCGGCGCCGGGAGACCTGTTTCATTATCTGCGGCTACGCAATGCACTGCCACCGAACTCGCCGCTGCACAGCGTCCTGGGGCCCCTCGAGCACGGTCAGTTCGTCCAAGACGCCGTGCAAGGCAATCCGCTGTCGGCCGCGCCGCTGATGTTCGCGATCCCCGCCTATACCGCAGGCAAAGCCGCCGGCCTCATCCCGGGTGCGCGCTCCCCGGCGTCATGGGACGAGATATTCGAGGCGTATAAAGGGTTGTGGCGCGGGATGCTGCCGCAGTCCGGTCGCTAGTACCGCAGCTTGAACTGGATGCCGACGACCGTCGGCAGGATGGGGCCGAAGTTCAGGCCCCAATCTTTTTGCTCGTAGCTGATGAAGGGGAACGCCACGAGCACAGGGTGCTGCACGTAGCCCGACACGAGTGATGCGGCCGCGCCAACACGCCAGTCCCCGGCACGCAGCGGCAGATATATTGCCCCCGCGTAGAGAGTCTGCCGATAGAAGCTGTTGCGATAGGTACCCGCCACCGCACGCCAATTGTCGGTAACGCCGTGCTCGATCCCGACGCCCCAGTTGTGCTCGTTGTACCCCCGCTTGTGATGTCGGCTGCCAATGGTGAAGACAAGCCAGTCGTCGCCGGCCGCACTGGTGGGGAGCGGAGCGCAGAGCGCCGCCGCCAGGAGAATCGCACCCGGCTTCGTCATGTCTTATTCCTCTTCTGTACCGCGCCGCTATCCAGAGGA